ATGTCGGCTTCGCAGCCCACACCAAGGCGGATGGCACCGCCGTCTCGGCATCTGCAGCTGCCTACAAGGCCGCAGCCGCTTCGACATCGGCACAGATCGTGGACATTGCTGCCACGCTCGCGCTGCTGAATGGCGAAGAGGTCGATGCTGACGAGAATGGCAAGACCGTCACGGTCACTATGGGCGGCGCCGCTGGCACCGGCTCCATCGCCGTGACGATGCTCTACGTCATCAGCTAACGACGAGGGGGCAGCTCAGGCTGCCCCCTTCTTTCATAGGGGCTTGGAATGGCATCAGTCGTCGATATCTGTAACTCAGCGCTGAACCAGATCGGTGCGTCGAACATCATCAGTTTGACGGAGGACAGCAAGGCTGCGCGGATCTGCAACCAGCGTTATGATTTTATCCGCGACTATGTGTTTCGAGCTCACCCTTGGAACAGCCTGATCCAGCGAGTGGAGCTGGCGCCAGACACAGCCACGCCGGCTTTCGAGTTTGCAAAACAGTTTTCATTGCCGACAGATCCATTCTGTCTGCGGGTCCTCAGCCTCGATGATCCCGACATCATCTTCCGCGTCGAGGGCCGCAAGATCCTGACAGACGAGAGCACGATCAAGCTCAAGTATGTTGGCCGAATTACAGATCCCAACGCTTACGACACGCTGCTGATCGAGACCATTGCAGCCGCCCTGGCAGCTGACCTGGCCTATCCCCTGGTCGGCAGCGCCACCCTGGGCGCGAATATGAATGTGTTCTACCAGGAGAAACTCAAGGAGGCTCGCTTCGTAGATGCGACCGAGGACAACCAGATCAACACCTCGGACACCAGCATCTCGCAAAACTTCTCGGCTGATACCTTCATCAATTCGAGGCTCTGATGGCCAAGGCATCCCCGAGCTTTAGCAACTTCACAGCCGGTGAGCTGAGCCCCCGCCTAGACGGGCGCACAGACATCCAGAAATATTTCAACGGCTGTAAGACGCTTGAGAATTTTGTCGTCCACCCGCATGGCGGCGCAAGCCGGCGGCCTGGCACGATCTTCGTCCGCGAAGTCAAGAACAGCGCACACAACGTCCGGCTGATCCCTTTTGAGTTCAATGTCGAGCAAGCCTATATCCTGGAGTTCGGCGACCAGTATTTCAGAATCCACAAGGATGGCGGCACGGTTGTATCGAGTGGCAGCCCGGTCGAGGTGACGACGCCCTACCTCCACACCGAGCTCGCCGACATCAAGTTCACGCAATCCGCGGACGTGATGTATATCGTCCACCCCAACCATGCGCCCAGGAAGATCACGCGCACCAGCCACACAGCCTGGACGATTACGGCTGTGGACTTCCAGCGTGGCCCGTTCCAGGACGCTAACCTAACCAGCACCACGCTAACCGCCAACGGCAGGACCGGCACGGTGACAATCACCGCAAGCGCCAGCACCTTTGCCAGCACAGATGTCGGGCGCCTGGTCAAGCTGCACCACGGCTTTGCCAAGGTTGCCAGTTTCAGCTCGGCGACATCTGTCACCGCTGCTGTCCAGGAGACAGCTGACGGCCGGGCTGAGCTGGCGCCAAGCTACACAGCGACGACGCTGAGCTTCCATGAGGGTGACCCGTCTGCGACCGGGCTCGAGCACAATGACCGGATCCAGGACAGCGCCGGCAACTTCCTGACCCAGGGCTTTGCTGTCGGCATGAAGATCTCGGTCTCTGGCGCCGGCACCAGCAACAACAACGAAAGCGGCGCCATCATTGTCCAGATCACCCAGGACACGATGCTGCTTTCGCCCAGCGCGGATCTGACAGACGAGGCAGCTGGCTCGAGCGTGACGATCTCAGGCGACCTGGTGGCAGACAGCAGTTTTGCCCTGGGCGCTTTTTCTGCGACGACCGGCTACCCAGCTGCAGTGACCTTCTACGAGCAGCGCCTTGTTTTCGCTTCGACAACCGAGCAGCCGCAGACAATATTTTTCTCGGTGGGTGGCAGCTTTGAGGATTTCACAGATGGTGTGGGCGCAGCTGACGCGCTGACCTACACCCTGGGATCTAATCAGGTCAACGTCATCCGCTATCTCCAAGCTGGCAGGGTGTTGTTGGTCGGCACGTCAGGCGGCGAGTTCGTGGTGACAAGCTCCGAGGATGCGCCTCTCAGCCCGACCAACGCGGTGGTCAAGCGTCAGGCAACCTATGGCTCGGCCAACATCCAGCCGGTCCAGGTGGCCAACGTCACGCTGTTCGTACAGCGCGCCAGGCGCAAGCTGCGCGAGCTGGTGTTCGATCTGAACACAGACAGCTATCAGGCGCCGGACATGACGCTCCTGGCCGAGCACATAACGACCAGCGGCATCAAGGCAATGGCGCTTCAGCAGGAGCCGGACAACGTCGTCTGGTGCGTCCTGGAGAACGGCAAGTTCGTCGGCATGACCTACAGGCGCGAAGAGAACGTGATCGCCTGGCATGAGCATCTGATTGGCGGCAGCTTCGGATCTGACAGCTTCGCTCACGTCGAGAGTGTTGCGACGATACCTGGCGCCCTGGATGAAGATCAAACCTATCTGATCGTGAAGAGGACCATCGGTGGAGCGACTAAGAGATATATTGAATATTTTAATTTCTTTGATTTCGGAGACAATATCCTTGACGCCTACTTTGTCGATTCGGGGCTGACCTACAGCGGGTCAGCTGCAACGACGATTAGCGGCCTGGATCACCTCGAGGGGCAGACAGTGCGAATCGTGGCAAATGGCGCCACCCACCCCGACAAGGTGGTGAGCAGCGGTGCCATCACGCTCGACTTTTCTGCAACCAACGTCCACATCGGCCTCGGCTACACCTCGACACTGCAGACCATGCGGATCGATGCCGGCGGCACAGAAGGCACGTCCCAGGCAAAGACCAAGCGCATCCATGAGGTTACGCTCAGACTGTTCCGCACAGTGGGCGTGGAGGTCGGCAGCTCGACCAGCGAGCTCGACCGGATACCGTTCAGATCTTCGGCTGATGCAATGGACTCTGCCCTGGCGCTTTTCACGGGCGACAAGGAGGTCGAGTTCCGAGGAGGCTTCGACACTGACGGCTTCATCGTTGTTAGGCAGTCCCAGGCGATGCCCATGACGATCCTTTCGATCATGCCGCGTCTCATAACATTCGATCAATGAACGCTATCGATTACGAGGCAGTTCACCTCGAGCAGCTGATGGAGGGCGAGCTCAACGCTGGCGCTGAGCGCCTGGGCTACATGATGCAATATGCCCACCGCCTCGAGCAGCCTGGCTGGGCCTACACGGCTATCGACCAGGGCGAGGTACTGTTTTGCACAGGCATTGTGGATATGTGGCCTGGGACTGGGGAGGTTTGGTTCATCGGCAGCCAGGATATCCACAGAAAGCCCCGGAAGGTCATCGAATATTGCAGGGGCGCCATGCGCCGCTGCGCCCTGGAGAACGACCTGTGGCGCATCCAAGGGGTTTGCAGGGCAGACTGGCCGAGCGCTCTGCGGTTCGCAGAGTTCTTTGGCTTCAAGAATGAGGGGCTGATGCGCCGCTATGGCCCCGAGGGTGCAGATTATTACAGGGTAGCGTGGTTCCCAGATGGGCATTGAAACAGCAATCTTCGCAGCTGCTGCTGGCAGCGCCGTCCAGGCTTATGGTCAATATCAGGCCGGCAAAACACAGCAAGCTGCTTACAACTTCAACAGCCAGATCGATGAGCGCAACGCCAAGGCTGCCGACCAGCAAGCTGAGCAAATCCAGCTGGCAGCAGATCTCGAAGCCATCAAGTTCCGCAATGACTTCCAGCGGCTGCAGGACGCTACCGCCCAGGCCAACCGATATAACGGCTGGATGGCTGACACCGGCACCCCGCTCAAGGTTGCCCTGGCTAACGCGACCGAGGCTGAGGAGGAGCTGGCCATAGCTGACTACAATGCCAGCATCGGTGCTGCCCAGGCTCGAGAGAGCGCTGTTCAGTCCAGGATGTCATCGCAGCTGAACCAGATGTATGGCCGGGCAGCTCGCCGGGCTGGGGTCATCAACGCCGGCAGCAGCCTCCTGGCCGGTGCGTCTAACGTCGGTTATATCAGGGCAACGGCATGAGGGTTCCAACCTATCAATCGCAGGGCAAGCGGACCACCGAGGTCTCTGCACGTCAGCTGAACGTCAGAGCCAACCCAGGCGCCTTGGCTGCCGAAAGCCAGGCGCTGGCAAATTTTGGTCAGACTGCAGCCAAGGTCGGCCAGACCTGGTACGAGCAGTCTCTGAAAGCAGAGCGCGCTGGCCAGCTCAAAAGCGCAGAGAACCAGCTGGCTCAAAAATTACGGGATGTTGAGATCCAGGCGCTCAACACAGATCCAAAAGATGTCCCAACACTTTATGAGCAAGAGACGACAGCTGCCATCGCAACCATCACCAGCGGCATCAAGGACCCTGTCGTGCAGCGCCGCTTCAAGGGCAGCGCAGCCACAGCCACACTGAACAAGAGCGTCACCATCTTCAAAGATGCGCGCCTTCGCGGCATCGATCAGAACATGGCGAGCTTCGACACGCGCATCGATGAGCGGATCAACACCATTGCAACAGGTGGCCGAGCTGATGCTCATGCGGCAAGGGTCGAGCTTTTTGGCGGCATAGCAGCTGACGGCTCCCAGGTTGCCGGCATCTTTGAGGAGATGGCTGACGCTGGCTATATCAAAGCGACAGACATTGCTTCTAGGAGGCAGACCGCAGAACAGCGCATCGACTTCCTGGGCGCACAAAGTATCCTCAACGGCGTGGCTATCCGGCGCTCAGCAGAAGATGCTGAGAGTTTTCTGATTACGCTGCAGGATCCAAAGCAGTTTCCAAACATGAAGCCTGAGAAGCGCGAGCAGCTCATCAACCGCACGAACACCCTGGCGGTGACGTTGCGCCGCGCAGCCAACGCAGAAGCTGCCAAGGCTGACGCAACTGCAGCTCGAGAGCTCAAGACAACCCAGGACACCAACTTCGCTCAGCTGATGACCCAGGTGCGTCAGTCTCGTGAAGGCGTCGAGGGCGCAGAGATGCCGACCATGCTTGATGTCATCGAGCACCAGGGCAAGCGGACGCTGACCGATACCCAGGTGACAGCGCTCGAGAAAGCTATCCTGGGACAAGACGCAGCTGCCACAAACACAGTCACGCTGGCCGGCTTTTATGCAAGACTGGATCAGGCGGAAAACCAGGAAGACATCGATCAGCTGATGGCTGACGCGCTGACACATATTGGCCCTAATGGCGATATCCAGCTGCAGGATTTCCTGAGCCTCAACGCCTACAGCAACGGCCTGATGGACAAGACCCCGCGCGCTATGGAGATCAAGCGGGTCAACAAGCTGCTGCGGAGCGCCATAGGTGACAGCGACGTAAACTTTGGCAGCCAGTTTGACCCCCAGTTTATGGGCCAGCTTCGAGCTGATGCCATCGACACCTATCACCAGCTCGTCCATGACACTGGCCGGGAGGATCCGCTTGAGCCGAAAGAAGCCTTTCAGATGGTCATGCGGATGTTCAACGATGCGAAGACGCAGTCGCTGACCTTCCTGGCCCCGAGCTCGACGGTTCTGGATCTGATTGCAGAAACAAATCCAGGCAACGCTCAAAAACTTAAAAAGTTCAACACTTGGACTGAGGTCGATCTTGAGAACGCCGGCAGGCTCGTTTCGGAATCTAAGAAACTAACGCCGCTGCAAAAAGCTCTTGAGCTCGAGACCCTGCTGCTTATCCAGCAATCTGTCCGCGACCGAGCTGAGGCATTGAAGCCGACCGTCGATAGCAACGCAAAGATTGGCGAGGGAGGTCCTAACGAGACGGACAATAACAAGGGCCTCCTTGAAATGCTCCAGTCCTATATTGGAGGAGGAAACGGTGGCACAACCGAGGATCGCTTGAAACGCATAAGGGAGCGGGGCTGATGCAAGAGAACGATCCCATCGAGCGCTTCGTTGCAGCCCGTCATTCGCAGCGCGGCAAGTCTCTGTTCGAGCAGATGCACTTTATGAATAGCGAGATGCCGATTGACGTGGACTATGTCTATGACAACGACATCACAGATCCTGGCAGACCATCGGCGCCAACCGAGGACGAGCTGATCGCTGACCCACAGTTCCAGGCGGCTTCCAAGGTTGTCTTCGATGCCTTTGGTGGCGAGGGCAAAGCTGATCGCCAGTATGGCATGATGATCGGCCAGGAGCCGCCCAAGACCCGAGAAGATTACGCAAAGTGGGGCATGGAGTTCATGGGGTGGTTCAACTACAACCTCCCGCAGATGGGCATGATCGGCTATAAGGCCAGCCAGATGGAAGAGGGCGGCATGGAGCGCTTTGCCCTGTTCGAGCTGATGGAGCTGTACGATCAAAAGCAAATCAGCTGGTCCGGCACCCGTCGCTTCTGGACAGGGGTGCTGACAGATCCATCCACATATCTGGGACTTGGGACTTTTGGCATCGGGGTTGCCGGCCGTACAGGGGTCAAGACTGCAACCAAGACCGGGCTTAAAGAGGTCCTCAAGCGAAGCGCTGGCACGGCAGCCTCGCTTGAGGCCGCCGCGTATGGCGCTGCTGATGATGTCATGCGCCAAAACGTGAAGATCGGAGCCGGCCAGCAAGGCGAGCTCGACTTCACGCGAACGGCAGCAGCAGCAGCGACATCTGCGTTGCTGGGCGGATCTATCGTCAAGGGCGCGCAGTTCCTGGCAGACCAGCTGCCAACAAATCAGCTAATGAACAAGATCTATGACGGCGCAGATGAGGCCCAGGCTAATCTTGTCGGTTTTCTCAAGGAGTTTTCTGAGCGGCCTATTGAGACGGGCGAAGTTTCAATCATACCAGAGAACCAGCCCAAGGTTGTTGATCCAGGGCTCAAGGATCCCGTAACAGCCAAGAAGAAGGTCAAGCGCAAGGGCTACAAATCGCCTGAGCAGCTGAGCGACATCGTGCGCGCCGGCATCGCTGTTGATCGTCCTGACGAAGCCCAGGCATTGGTCGATAAGCTGGCCGATAATTTTGAGATTGTCGATGAAGGATGGGATGCCAAGCCTGGCGGTTACTTCGACCGCAAGGTGATGGTCAAGCTGCCAAACGGCAAAACGGGCGAGCTGCAGATCTATTCTCAGGAAATTGCTGCAGCTAAAAACGACATGCACATAATTTACACGCAAGCCCGTGACATCGAAAAAGATCCGAAACAGCAGGATAAATATCAGGATCTGCTCAAGCAGAGTGACGCCATAGCAGCTCAAGCCCTGACAGCTGGTGCAGCGATATGGCAGCCCATCTACGACCAGATCAACCTGACGGTCCCTGGCTTGTAATTAACGCCTCCAAAAGGTAGGATTAACAGATAAGATGTCGATCGATCCCAACGCTCCAGAAGCGCTGGCGAATCAGGTCGGCTTGGCGGGTGGGCTCCTTGAGCCGCTAACAGGCGCCGAGCTCACGCAACCTGATCCCAGCGCTTTTGAATTTAGCCAAGCCCCCGACAGCGAGTTCGATCTCTTAGCCCCTATCAAAACGGTCGAGCAGGACGAGATCCAGCTGGCTATGTCTGGGCCTATCAGCAAGAACCTGGCGCGACTTATCGGCTTCGACTTCAGCGGCACGTTTGGCGATGCCGCAAAGAAGGTCGATGACATGGCGGCCAACCGGGGCAACCTGGACACCAGCGGCCGCACGGATGTCGAGGGCGAGCAGCTGACCTTCGAGGACGGCGTTTATGCTCCTTATGAGCGGGGCAGCGTTCTGCCAAATCTGAGGGCCGAGGGCGAAATGCCCAACCTTAGATTCGACAGGCCTAAGCTGGCAGATGAAGAGCGCGCTCAGATGGTCATCGAGGGCGTGGACCGTGAGGTGGAGATCCAGCCTGACGGGATGCTGGATGACTTCCGAGCTGTCGGATCCAGGGGCGATGAAAAGATCCCCGACGAGGGCCGGGTGCTGAGCACCATCCAGGCGATCAGCTCGACTTACTCGGGGCAGATCGATGAGGCCAAGCGCGGCGTGATCGAGACCGAGGCCACCAGGCAGATGGCTGACATCCTGGGGATGGACGCCAACAAGCTCTCGAGAGCAATTCTGGGGCGCAAACCTGGTCAGGCAATAAGCCTGACTGGCCCAAATGGCCAACCAGTAGGAATGGCCGAGACAATGCTGGCCTCGAGGGATCTGCTCGTCACCGAGATCAAATACCTGGACGAGCTGGCCAAGAAGGCAGAGACCGGCACAGACGAAGACGCGCTGCGCTTCCGCGAGCAGCTCGAGCTGGTCACTCAGCTGCAGATGCAGATCAAAGGCGCCCAGACTGAAATCGCTCGGGCGCTTGGTCAGTTTCGGATCCCGGCCAGGGGTGGCCAGGCTGGCGCCGCTGCAGAGACAAGGTCAGCTGACATCACTACGCTGCTCGAGGAGTATGGCGGCTCTGAGGATGTCCGCCTGATGGCCAAGGCCTATCTCGAGGCTGGATCGGTTGCAGATCGTGCTGCGATCACTAGGGCCGGCAGTAAGTTCAAAAAATTTGGTGATGCGTTTTACGAGGCGTGGATCAATATCCTCCTCAGCAATCCCATCACGCATATCAAAAACAACGTCGGCAACATCCTGATTATGGGCGCGCATGTCGCCGAGACAGGCATGGCTGCTACCGTAGGCACCGCCAGGCGCGCTATGGGCGGCGAGGGCGGCGTCTATTTTGGCGAGGTCCAGGCACAGCTTTTCGGCGCCATGATGGCCATGCAGGATGCCTGGTCGGCATCAGGCAAGGCTTTCAAGACCGGAGAAGCGCCTATCCTGGGATCGAAGATAGACGGTCAGCGCGGGAAGCGGCCGGTCAGAGCTTTCTCAGCGGAAGGCTTCGAGGCGCAGGGTCCGCTTGGAGTCACGGCTGATGTTCTTGGCAGCGTATTTACCCTGGGTCGGGCCCCCACAAAGATGCTCGAGTTCGAGGACACCTTTTTCAAGGTTGTCGCGCAACGAATGAGCCTATACCAGCAAGCCTATCGCACAGCCAAAGGAGAGGGCCTGACAGGCGATGCGCTGAGCTCGAGGATCGCGGAGTTCGTCTATGACCCGCCGGCATCAGCTTTGAAAGAGGCTGACGCTCACGCTAAATATGTCACCTTGCAGACTGACCTGGATGCAGCTGGCAAGGCGCTAAACGGGGTCCGAAAGATCCCAATGGTCAGATATTTTCTGCCCTTCTTTAAGACGCCTTACAACGCGGCTAAGTACGCGATGGTCGAGCGCTCACCGCTCGGCTTTGCTTACGGTGAAAGCGCAAGAGCGATCAAACGCGGCAAGGCACCTGGCGCATCACCAGCTGACAAGGCTGCAGCTGATATGGCGCGCACCAGGATCTATGTTGGCAGCATGACAATGATGACGGTCGGCATGATGGCGGCAAACGGTCAAATCACCGGCGCCGGACCAGCTGACCCTGAGCTCAAGGCCGCTCTGCGCCGTACCGGCTGGCAACCTTACTCGATCCGAGTCGGTGATAAATATATAAGCTACGCAGGGGCTGAGCCTTTTTCCACAACCCTTGGCCTGGCAGCTGACGCAGCTGAGCTTGGCATGAGCTCGAGCCTGGATGGCGCCAGCTGGGAGCGCGCGCTTATGGCGGCTGGCGGGGCCATTTCTTACAACATGACAAACAAAACATTTCTCCAGGGATTTGCCAACCTTGTCTCAACTGTCAATGATCCTGGTCGATATGCAAATGGCACGGTTGATAGTTTTGTGCGCTCGCTAGTCCCACGACTGATAGCCCAGACAGAGAAGGTTCAAGATCCTCTGGTGCGTGATGCCAGGTCTGTTATCGATCAGCTCAGGAGCCAGGTGCCCTGGCTTAGCAACACGCTGCCGGCCAAGCGCAACTTCTGGGGTCAGAAGGTCATGCTGTCACCGGCCCTGGGGCCGGACATGCTGAGCCCAATCTACACAAGCACCATCGGGCCCAACCCTGCAGCTGAGGGTGAGAACGCAGCTCAACGAGCCTTTGATCTCGATCAGATGTTCATCACGCTGCGCTGGGGCCCTGGCAAGCACCCAGATGTCTACTCACAGAACGGCATTAAGGTCGGCCTCAAGCCCAAAGAGATCGAGCAGTTCCATATCTACGCTGGTGCCAGGTCGCTCGAGTATATCGAGGAGGTGGTGGAGAACGATAACTTCCAGCGTCTATTCAAGATCTGGAACGACGAGGTCAGCCAGCCGACAACGCTGATGGATGTCCAGATTGCCGACAAGACACTGACGCCAAGCACTAACGCCCAGGAGGCTCGTGAGCTCTGCATCGACATGCTGCAGAGCGCAGTGACGGCCGCCAGGCAACAGGCTCGCCAGGATCTGTTCAATGATCCCACCTACGGGTCTGAGATAGAAAGCGCATCCGAAGATTACATTCAGCTCATGCGAGAGAAGAACGCTAACATCAGGGATATGATGCGATGACGGTATCAACAACCAGCAATAAGGTCAGTTTTAGTGCCAATGGCAGCACGACCGTCTTTGCCTATAACTTTAAGATCTTTGCTGACTCGGATCTGACGGTCATAATCAGAGATGCGGACGGTGCTGAAACGACAAAGACGCTGACCACGCACTATACCGTCTCGGGCGCTGGATCTGCATCTGGAGGCAATGTGACCTTTACCAGCGGCAACACGCCGGCCAATGGTGAGACTGTTGTCATCCAGCGCCAGCTCACCAAGACACAAGGCACCGACTACGTTGCCAATGATCCTTTCCCAGCGGAAAGCCACGAAGACGCACTGGACCGCCTGACCTTCATCACGCAGGAGCTTCAAGAAGAGGTTGATCGCTCGATCAAGGCCTCGGTGACTAACACGATTTCTGGCGCTGAGTTTACGGTCTCGGCAACTGATCGGGCCAACAAGGTCTTCGCTTTCGATGGTTCGGGCGACCTGGCAGTAACGCAGGAGCTTGGCACCTTCCGAGGCAACTGGGCTGCAAGCACGGCGTATGCGGTGCGCGACCTGGTGAAAGACACCAGCACCAACAACATCTTCATCGTAAACACAGCGCACACCAGCTCCGGCTCCCAGCCGCTCACGAGCAATGCTAACAGCGCCAAGTATGATCTAATCGTTGATGCTGCCACTGCCACCACTGCTCAGACAGCCGCCGCGTCCAGCGCCAGCTCTGCGAGTACCAGCGCGTCCACGGCGACGACTAAAGCCTCAGAGGCATCGACAAGCGCTGCAACAGCTTCAACTCAAGCTGGCATTGCCACTGCAAAGGCGGTTTTGACTGCCGCAGACGCAGTTTCAACTGCCGCTGATGTAGTGTCCACAAATGCAGATGTAGTGACTACAAATGCGGATGCAGCGACGACCACTGCTGACCGCGCCCAAGTCAATACTGATAAAGGTGTTGTCGCAGCCGACAAAGCGACAGTGGCAGCAGACAAAGCAACGGTGGCCACTGACAAAGCTGCTGCGGCATCAAGCGCCTCTTCTGCCTCGACATCTGCCTCGACGGCGACGACAAAGGCCGCAGAGGCATCGACTTCTGCCAGCAATGCCTCGACTTCTGAGACCAATAGTGCGTCATCGGCAACCGCATCGGCATCGTCTGCCACGGCTGCGGCCGCAAGTCAGACGGCAGCGGCTGCCAGTGCTGCTTCTGCTGCCACAGCATTTGACAATTTCGATGATCGTTTTCTTGGCAGCCTCTCAAGCGATCCAAGCACCGATAATGACGGTAATGCACTGGTGACTGGTGCGCTGTATTTCAACACGACAGCTAACGAGATGCGGGTCTTCGATGGCGGCAATTTTATCGCCGCCACATCTGCTGGCAATGTCTCGCTTATACTCTATGAATACACGGCGACCAATGGGCAGACCACATTCTCAGGCTCTGACGACAACAGCGCCACGCTGTCTTACACGGCAGACAATATTCAGGTGGTGATGAACGGTGTCGTTCTCGACCCATCTGACTTCACTGCTACCAACGGCACAAGCGTCGTGCTGGCCTCTGGTGCGGCTCTCAATGACCTTGTGAACATCTATGCGTTCAAGTCATTCACCACGGCTGACATGGTGAGCAAGAGTGCTGGCGGCACATTTGCTGGTGCGGTTGGCTTTAGCGGCGGCATCACTGGCGATGTTGCTTTTGACACCAGCACGCTCAAAGTCGACGCAGCTAACAATAGAGTGGGCATTTCTACTGCTTCGCCCACCGCACCGCTGCATCTCAACACCTCTGCAAGCGGCGATATCGCTATCCTTAACACCAGCGCAAACAGTGGCACAGGATTGTTTATTAACAGCCAGACAGCCAATCAAATTGATGTTGTCGGCTATGATGGTAGCGCAGCCAATGCTGTGAACATCAGGTCTGGTGGTGCGACTGGTTCAGGGTTGAATGTAAATACCAGCAATAATGTCGGCATTGGGACGACCAGCCCTGTCAGCCAACTGACATTGGCTAACACCAGCGACATTGTATTCACGCAAAACGGCTACGGAATTTCGTGGGGTGGTGACAACGGCAGTCCAAGAATTTTCGGCACGTCCGGCGGTGCTTTAAGCTTCAAGCACGGTGGCGGTTCGACTGCTGTGACCATCGACACCAGCGGCACCGTTTTAGTCGGATCAACTAGTTTTTCCGAAGATGGCAGCACAAACTCTATAAAAATCCATCCCGACGAAATCTTGACCGGAACCACAAGCACTTCAGCGAACACTCATTTAGGCTTTTCAAACCCGAATGGTCGTGTCGGTTCAATCATTACAAATGGGTCTGGAACAGCTTTCAATACCTCGTCAGACTACCGCTTAAAAGAAAACGTAGCTGACATGACCGGCGCTATCACCCGTGTGAAGGCACTGGCACCGAAGCGGTTCAACTTCATCGCAGACGCCGACAGGACCGTCGATGGCTTCCTAGCCCACGAGGCGCAAGCAGTCGTGCCGGAGGCTGTAACTGGCACTAAGGATGAAGTCGATGATGACGGCAACGCGGTCATGCAGGGCATCGATCAATCCAAGTTGGTCCCTCTCTTGACCGCAGCCCTGAAGGAAAGCATCGCCAAGATTGAAACATTGGAAGCCAAGGTCACGGCACTGGAGAACGCATAATGAGCAGAGCAAGAGATTTCGCAGACCTCGCCGGGGCGGCTGATGCTGGTGGCATTACCGGCAAAAACCTCATCATCAACGGTGCGATGCAGGTGGCACAGCGGGGTACGAGTGTAAGTAGCTTCAGCAGTGAGGGATATGCCTCTTTAGATAGGTGGAAGCTGATAGGCGCAAACTTTGGAACATGGACCGTTTCACAGTCAACTGATGTTCCTAGTGGTCAAGGCTTTGGCTACTCTATGAAATTAGATTGCACTTCCGCTGACACAAGCATAGGCGCAGATGATAGCTTGCGGTTGCGTCAAGGCATTGAAGGTCAAAACGTACAGAGTCTCGCCAAAGGGACTTCTGGGGCAAAAAGCGTCACGTTCTCTTTTTGGGTAAAATCCAACAAAACCGGAACATACGGCTTTGAATTTAGAGACCAAGACAACACAAGACATAACTGTAGGACTTATACCATTGATTCAGCTAATACTTGGGAGAAGAAAACTCTTACATTCCCCGGTGACACAAGCGGTGCTTTAGATAATGACAATGCGATGTCGCTACAGCCTCAATGGTTTTTGATAGCTGGAAGCAACCTTACTAGCGGAACCGCACAAACGACTTGGGGTTCTGTTGTCGCTGCGAATAGAGCCGTAGGTCATAACGTCAACTTAGCTGATAGCACCAGCAACGAATGGTATATTTGCGGGGTGCAGATGGAAATCGGCGAACAGGCCACGCCGTTTGACCACTCAGAAAGCTATGGCGAAACTCTGGCTAAATGTCAGAGGTATCATCAACGCCGAAGCGGCAGAATCAACACTCTTCTAACATCTACTAGCGGTGCAAACCGACACGCGCACATTTATTTTACTCAATCCATGAGAGTTGCGCCGACTGTAACTGGCACAGCTAGTTCTCTGACTTTCTTTTCTCAACACATCGACGAACAATCATGCGACGCGGGGAATACATTTCCTAACAGCGGAGCGGGAGACTTTTACATTGAAAGTGTTGTCATGGATGCGGAGTTGTAAAAATGGATGACATGGACATCACATCAGCACAGTTTTGGGCTAGCACTATCGACGGTAGCGATACAAGTATCAAAGCCACAATCAATGGCGAGGTGCTATTCGTGCCTAATAACGCACCCGGCAACCGCCACTACGACGAAATCATGCGACAGCAGTCGGAAGGACTGCTGACCATTCAGGATGCTGAATAATGAGCAAGCCCACAGCCGCATCTGTACAGGCCCAGATCGACACGCATGAGGCGGTGTGCGCTGAACGCTGGAAGGAAACCATCCTGCGTATCAAGCGCATTGAGACGATTATGATCGGCACAGCCGGCACCACCATTGTCCTGCTTGTAGGCGTCCTGCTGGGGCAGTGATCCACGCTTTTCTGCTGTTCGTGTTTCTGGACGGCAAGCTGGTTTCAAACGATCTCTATTTCTATAGCGTTGATGACTGCACTTACTTTGCTCGTGCGCTGCATAAGCAAGGTGGGCAGATCACGGCCTATTGCCTGCCTAAGCTCATAGATTCAGACAAAGTGAAGGTGTACTGATGGATCCTGTCACGCTAATGGCCGGCGCCACGGCGAGCTATAACGCCGTGAAGCGCGCCATTGCCGCTGGTCAGGAGCTCGAGTCCATGATCGGCAGTCTGTCGAAGTGGATGAGCTGCTTGTCGGATCTCGACCAGGCAGAGCGTGAAGTAAAGAATCCTCCGATTTTCAAGAAGCTGTTCTCCGGCAAGAGCATCGAGCAAGAAGCTCTCGAGATCTTCGCGGCCAAACAAAAGGCACAGCAGCAGCGTGATGAGCTGCGCCAGTTTATCGGCCTGACCCTGGGCATGTCCAAGTGGAACGAGCTGGTCGCTACTGAGGCGCGTATCAGAAAGCAACGCCAGGAGACCATGTACGCGCAGCGTGAGCGCCGGCGTAAGTTCGTGGAGATCGTGGCCTGGGTTGTCATGATCGGCGCTGGCTTGGCGGTGCTGACGGCCTTCATCCTGTTACTCAAAGCTCATACGGCGCAAGCGCAAGCCGCCAACGACTTAACCGTTTGCCGGCTGGTGAAGTGCATGAAGATCGATAAGCGCCAGGAGGCTTGCGTATATCGAGGTGCCCACAACACCCAGGAGACTCTGTTCTATAGCTACGGTGAATGGAAGCCGCGCGAATACCTCTGCCAGTGGAACCCTGACCAGCCGCCACCGCCGAATGTCTATGAGGTCTTGAAGGCCATCAAGGAAAGCCAGTGACACAGAAGAAGTTCGAGCGCGACAGCAAGTTCGCGGAAGACTGGGATCTCGACGGTGATGGCCTGGTCAGTGATGACGAGGTCGAAAGCAGCAGACAGATTAAGCAGACGGAGACCGAGCTGCGCCGCCACCTGGCTCAGCTGCGGATGGCTCGCTTTACGCTGGCAGCGATGGGCGCGTTCACGCTGGCCATGTTCTTCATCCCGCTGGAGCGGGTAGAGGCTTTGGCTGATATCTCGAATCTTTTCTACATCTCGGGTGCCGGCATTGTCGGCGCCTACATGGGCTTCACTACCCTCGGAGGTAAGAAATAATGCTCGGAGTTTTAGCATCCATTCTTGGCAATGGCGACGTCATCAAAAAGGGCATGGATCTGATCGATGATGTCCACAGCTCCGACGAGGAGATGGAGCGCGTCAAGGCTCAGGCCAAGATCGACACGATGGCAGCCTACGCTCCTTTTAAGGTTGCCCAACGCTACCTGGCGCTGATGTTCACTGCCACGTTTTTGCTGTCCTTCGCGCTTGTCCTGGTTATGACGCTGCTCGGCAAAACGAACATTCCTGACATCAAACAGGTCATCGATGACTTCTACCTGGGCGAGGCAATGCTCACCATCCTCGCGTTCTATTTTGGCGGCGGGATGCTCGAGGGCGTGGTCGGCAAGGTGAAGGCCAAGAAATGAAGCTATCTAAAAATTTCAGCCTGGTCGAAATGACCAAGAGCCAGACGGCTCTTCGCAGGGGCATCGATAATACGCCGCACCCTAACCAGGTCGAACACTTGGAGAGGCTCTGTGAGGCCGTTCTGCAGCCAGTGAGGGATCATTTCGATAGACCCGTCACAATCACGAGCGGATATCGCTGCGCTGAGCTCTGTGTCGCCATCGGCTCGAAGCCGACCAGCCAACACGCGAAAGGCCAGGCAGCTGACTTCGAGGTGCCTGGCGTCTCGAACATGGAGGTCGCGCAGTGGATCGCTGACAACCTCGAGTTCGATCAGCTGATCCTCGAGTGCTACACGGGCGGCAACACCGGCTGGATTCATTGCTCGTATGTTCACGAGCCGCGCAAGGAGCTGCTCACCTACGATCGCGAAAACGGTTATCGGAAAGGACTGATCGATGCCTGAGAAACTTGAGAAGAGCTTGATGGCCCAGGCAAAGAAAAAGGGTCTCAAGGGCAAGAAGGCGGATGCCTATGTTTATGGCACACTGACCAAGGTGGCCGGGCCCAAGGGCGCGAAGAAGGCTGGCATGACTGGGTCTGTCCGCCGTGGCTAAGACGCCAGCCTGGCAACGCAAGGCCGGCAAGAATCCGAAAGGCGGCCTCAATGCCAAGGGCCGGGCTTCAGCTCGGCGCCAGGGGATGAACCTCAAGGCGCCTGTCAAGAAGGGTGACAACCCTAGACGCGCCAGCTTCCTCTCCCGCATGGGCAACATGCGTGGCCCCGAGCGAGACAGCAAAGGCCGGCCGACCAGGCTGCTGCTGAGCTTGCGCGCCTGGGGAGCGAGCTCGAAGGCAGACGCTCGCAAGAAGGGCGCAGCAATTTCCAAACGCAACAGATCCAAGAAAGGAAAAGCGTGATGCCAAAACACACTGGTTATGGACTTAGCAAGGCCAAGAAGGCCAGCATCCTCAAGATGGCCGGCAAGAAAAAGCCACCAATGAAGAAGAAGTGATGGCGAAGAAATCGACCGTCAACAAGGCTGGCAACTACACCAAGCCTGGCATGAGAAAGCGCATGTTCAAGTCGATCCTGGGCAGAGCTGTCCAAGGCACCGCAGCTGGCAAATGGTCAGCTCGGAAAGCTCAGCTCCTGGCTAAACGCTACAAGGCAGCGGGTGGGGGATATCGAAACTAATGCACAATCCTCAGCACAGTTTGAAGCAATGGGGCAAACAAAATTGGCGGACCAAGAGCGGCAAGAAGAGCTCGGTCACGGGCGAGCGGTATCTGCCCGAGGCAGCGATCAAGTCGCTCAGCTCATCGGAATATGCTGCCACTACCAGGGCGAAGCGCAAGGCGAAATCCCAGGGCAAGCAGTTCTCGAAGCAGCCCGTAAGCATTATGAAAAAGACCAGGCGGTTTCGGTAGCCGGTCACTAATCCAAGTGACCAGCGGTCACTTTTCGGTCACGGACGAGGTGCTCTGACATAACTTTCAGCATGTCTCGATGACATTTACCTTGGACGTAAGCGATTGTTTTGCTACGTTTCAGAGCATGTCAGAGCATGGTTTCGACGGGTTCGAGTCCCGTCACTCCCGCCATCACTAAGGCCAGTAAGTCTCTGAAAGCATTAGCTTTTGGAGGCTTTTTTTTGTGCCTGGGTCACTGTTCGGTCACTGCAATATCAAGACAGGGCGCGGGATTGTCCCTTGACCTTGGCATATTATGCCCCTATATTTGATATGTAGGGTCAATATTGAGAGGAGATGAGATGCCCAAGACTGCGTTTGAGACCGTCAAAAAGCTCGAGGCTAAACTCGCCGCCTTGAAAAAACTAAAGCCCACACCGGGCAAGGGCTGGGCCGTCATCAAAGTCAAGGAAAAGCTCGCTGAGCTTTGCGCTCCGGTCGAGGGCTGCGAGGAGTGTGAGCTCTTCGAGACCAAGTGTGTTGAGTGTCTGATGTATGAGGAGGCTGCCTGATGACTGTTGAGTATCACGAGATCTGGGTCTGGCCTGACTTAACGGTCAAGCAGGATCACGAGCCTTTCAAGGCTTTCACCTGGCGCGGCCAGGAGGAGGCCGGCATTGCCAAGGCTTGGGAGGAGGCGCCCAAGTTCGGCGTCGTTCCTTTCCTAGTGACGGCGCGGCCAGCAGAGGAGGTTGCCCATGCCTGATTTTACTCCCGCCGCCATCAAGAAGGCCATCGGCGCCAAGCGCTGGGCCAAGGTCGAGGCTTGTGATTTCGATTGCGGCGTCCTCGATCTGATGTTCAAGCCTGGCTGGGTTCACCCCGGCTATGCGCTGACGACCTTCGTCCTCGAGCCCGGCTACCACGAGATGACCAAGACTGCTGTCATCGCCGAGCTCAAGGACTTCATCGATGACATGATCTACGACGACGATCTCTGGGACAAAGTCGTCAACCCCTGGAAGAAGGAGACTGCATGAAACTGATTGAGGGCTGGAAGAACGGCAAGACCTACAAGGTCGCTGAGTTCGAGACATTCGAGGAGTGCGAAGATTACTGGATGACCTTCTTCCTCCACGAGCCCAAATACAAAACCAAGGTGATCGGCAAGACAATCATCTATTGGCCGGTCGAAGAGAAGGAGGCTGCCTGATGAAACTAGATGTCAATCACTACCCGTCTCGGGCGAAGACAGGGCGAGCTGCCTACTGCGTCGATACTCGCTATGTCCTCGAGGATGGCGAACAAAAGTATTTCGCCACGAAGCAAGAAGCTCATGCCTACATAACGCGACTCGAGGACGAGCTGCAGCTCAACACAGATGGCGCCTGGGACTGGACGTTCTACGATCTGCTCGGATTCGAGAAGGACAAGCCTGTTGGCGCCTGGGTCAAGCATCTGCAAAGCGAGTACGACAAGGGCAAGATCAGCAAATCGAGCTGGTCTGAGAAACACCGTCACGCGAAAGATTTCCTGACGCTCAAGGTGAACAACAAGAGCACCGCGCAGCTCAAGGTCCGCGACCTGGAGATGAAGCATGTCCAGCTGCAGCTGCTCGATCAGATGGCTGTCGGCCGCACCGCGAAGACAGTCAAGAACATCCTCACCAGCCTCCGCTCTATGAACCGTTACGCGATCCTGGTCGGCTGCCGGAAGACTGATCCCTGGCAGGGCGCGATTGCCATCGGCGAGATCGAGGGCAAGGCAACAGACGGCAAGGTCGAGCGTGTCCAGCCGGCAGCGGTCAAGTCGATCATCGAGGCGATGGATCCCTGGTGGGCGCTCATGGCTACCTTCGCCAGTTCGACCGGGCTGAGGCAGGGCGAGCAGCGCGCGCTGACCTGGGCTGACCTGGACCTGGATGGCTCCAAGGTCGATGTCAACAAAGCGGTCAAGCACCGGGCTGAGGTCGGTCCTCCTAAGTCTCCCAAGGGCTACCGGAAGGTCACGCTGCCCAGGGGCCTGGCGATCCAGCTGCGCGAGCTCTACATCAAGCGCGGCCGGCCGGCCAAGACCGAGCTGGTCTTCCCGACCAGGACGGGCGCCATCATCAGCGACAGCCGGTTCCAGGAAAACATGGACAAGGCCTGTGCCAAGGCCGGCGTCGAAAAGATCCGGTGGCACGATCTGCGACATTACTATGCCAGCCAGCTGCTGCGCGCTTTCAAGAATGACTGGTGGACGATCACCAATCTCATGGGCCACGAAAGCGTCCAGACGACGCAAGAGACGTATGGGCACTGGATCGAAGATGATGAAAAAGATGCCCACATGCTGGACGCAGTGAGCTCGATCTTTGAATAAAACAATATGCCTTTAATGGCGATTAGGGCCGCGCTGGCGGCCCTTTCTATATAGGGGTGGGTCAGTAGCCGGCCATGTGTCCATCAGCTCGCTGAGCTCTTCCTGACTCCCGTAAGGCACGATCTCCTCCTTCCGCTCGCTCGAGACCCGCCGCCGTTTCTTGGCGACGGGTTTCTTTTGCTGCTTGGTGGAATCGGATCGCGAGGTCATCCAGCTGCTCAGCTGTCATCGACCTGGTCAGATACGAGCCGTGGGCCAAGACCCTCAGCTCCCCCAGGACTGGCCAGACCAGCAGCTCCGCTGAGCTGCTCGATGTCCTGGCGCCGGTAGTAGTACCGCCGGCCCGTGCGGATCTTCTCAATGCCCTGGGCATCAAGGAGCCGAGCTGTTTTCTGACGCGCCGCATCACCGTCACTACCGAATAGGACAAGGCTTGCCTCCGCTGTTGTCATCATCGCGCCCACCATTAGATTGCATCCCAACTTGTCGCGGCAGCTGGTGCAGCTGCAGGGGCTGGTGCGGGAGCGGGTGCCTGGTCTCGAGGCTTGTTCGGATAGATTGCAAAGGTCGCAACCTTGGGGAAGTTCTTCACCTCTTCGCCATCTCTGAGTGACAGCGTGATGCTGAGCTCGACGCCGGCATCAGCAAGGATCTTGCCGAGCTCGTCGCACTTGGCTTTCTGCTCGGCGGTCATCGGCTCGAAGCGCCGCGTGTCCTCGTTGAAGTCGGTTCGATACTGGATCCAGGCTGTGGCCCGATACAGGTTTGGCGCCTGATTCGGTGCGGCTGCTTTGATATCTTCGCGCAGCTTGATCTCGGCGCGGCTGAGGTGAGGCGAGTTCATTTTCTTTCTCCCGTGTTGGCTTTCTCATATTGCTCGTCGTAATAAGCTCTGAGCAGCTCGAAGAGCTGCTGATCGGCAGCCTTGAGACCTTTCAGGTCTTTCATGTTGCCGCTGAGCCAGCTCGTTAGTTTCGAGGCGCCACCGTCCTCGCTGGCCAGCTTCTTGATTTTGTTCATGGCGCTGTTTGCCCAAGTCTCCCAGGGACCGCGCTCGGGCTCAGCTGCTGCTGGCTCAGGCGCCGGCTCAGGCGCAGCTGCGCGCTGCGGCCGCGATGCTTTGAAATCGTCGGCCTCTTCCTCCGAATAAACATAACCGGCTATGTTGATGAGCTTTAGGATCACGCGGTCTTTCGCGCGCTTCTCAGCCATCGCAAAAGGGTATGAGTTTTTGTTGTTGTAGGGGGTGGCTTCGCCGATAGACCATTCGACCTGGTCGCCCAGGTGGCCGGTTACCAGCATGACAACAGACTTGGTCTGTGCGTCAGCCTCGATCATCACCGGCGAATCGAAGGTAATTCCCTTGTGCGCTGCCACCAGCTCGAGCGCTTTGTGTAACACCACTGGCGTACCGTGGCAGTCCCAGACGGCGTCCTGGGGCTCGAGCTGCAGCTCCTGGAAGATCTGTTTCAGCTGCTCAGGGATTTTAGCCATTGCTCGCCCCTCCCTGTAATCTGCCAGACGATCTCCTGCCGGCCTCGGTCATTCTTGGCGCGCTCGCCGCTGTCGCGGACCAGACCCATACGCTCGAGCTCGGTCAGCCTGGGCTTGACGCTGTAAAGCCAGGCGTCCATCTTTTCGGCAACCTGACTACCAGTTAGGCCAGGGTGGACTGAGGCGAGGCTTTGCAGGGCTTTGAGCCTCAGTCCACTTAGCTTGGGGGCCACAAACTCGAGCGCGAGCTGCTCGGTATCAGGGCCATGTCTGTGAGCTGTCGGCCCAGGATCGCCAGGCCAGGTGATTTCTTTCTGCAATTCAGCCTCCCATCAAAAGCGTGACCAGCACTGCGAAGCACCAGAGTGAGAACGCGGCAAAGATCGAAAAGAAAACGACGCCCAGGACGCGCAGTGCTTCGCGCAGCCTGGAATAAGGACGCAGCTGACGGCCGGCGTCATCGACGTGCAGCCAGATTAGTTTCTGTCTCATGCTAACCCCCATACGCGCTTCGCCTCGGCCAGGTAGCCGGGCGGCTCGTTCCAGATGATGTTTTTGAAGTCAGGTGCGACCATGCCCAGGAGCTGCTCCTTGGTCTCGGCGGCTTGCAGGAGGTTTTCGGTGCAGCGGTGCTGGACCTTGATCTCCTCGACCACGTCAGCCAGGAAGTCATCCTTGAGCTCGTCGCAGTTTTCAGGCGTGAATATCTGATAGTTCGAGGCGTTGGCGTACACCAGGAAAGGCGGCTGCCTACCGTTGATCGCCCAGAAGCCGGCCGCCTGGAAGACGTTCTTCATGTCAAACATGCCGGTGAGAGACTTGGGGATCGCGGCTGCTTTGAAGCCAGACTTGCTTCGCTTGTCGAGGCTCGACCATTTTGTCTTGAGATCGCCCCGGCGGTTGTAATCTGGCCTGGTGTTGTGCGGCAGCGCGAGCCCAGGCAGCATGTCGAGCAGCTCGATTTCGCCCAGGATGCGGTTCTCCCGAGCCATCGCCTCTCGCAGCCCTGCTAGAGCGTGTTCAATGACCGCTGGCAGCTCTTCGATATACTTCTGGTGCCTGGCTGCATCGGATCCATCGTCCCAGTCACGGGGCTCGTAATCGCGATAGGAGGCAATCTGTTTTGCGATGGCCTCAGCTGGATCCGCTCCTTCGAGCAGGATGGCGTCACAACAGGTCTGCGCGTCAATGCCGCCCTGCATGGCGGCCGAGCGGCCGGTCTTGAGCCGGTTGATGGTCTTCCAGGCTTTTGCCTTTTGACCAGGGGTGCTGTTGGGGTTTTGGACTACTTCCCAGGCCTTTTTGACCTGGGGCCGGACGTGCGCTTTGTCGAAAAAAGCCTTCGCCCGTTCTCGAGTAGGGTTTGAGTGCCAGAAGTAAAAATGCCTGGCTGCCCACTCAGGGGTATCAAGTAGCATATCTCATCTCCACGATTAAATCGTGAAGGAGCGTATGCCATCATGACAGATTACGTCAAGTCACTTATCTAGTATTACCTCCACGCCCCTCATTGCTGGTCGGAAAGCGGCTGAAAGGGTTGCGGTTGCCCAGACGAGTTCTTGTCCTTTGATCGTGGCGCCCGTGTCAGGATTATGGATCGTAAAAAGATTATTTGGCTCTGGATAAAGTGTGCCACAAAGTAGTTGACGGGTTTTGCCACGTTCTTGGTACGGAATTTTGAGCAAAACATAACATGAGTTCTGTATCGCACATTCAGACACATATTGGTTTTCGACTGGATCACGCTCAACAAGCTCGATTGCGTTTTTCCATCTTTGTAGTGGACCAGAATAATCTTTATCGGCGGACCATACGATGGCTCCAGTATTTTGTTCAAGATAACTTGGGAGATAAACCTTCCCCATTGTATCGCCGACAGAGATCTTTCGTTCTATATCGAAGCCGCTGGGTGGGCACTGCGGATCGTTAGGGTCACAAGCAAGAAGGTGGCAATAGCCAATGATGGGTATTGGCGGTGTTGGGAATAAAACGTCTTGAGGTGTGCAATCCAGAATTTTGGCGTATCGCTCGGCGTCCTGCAGCGTCATTTGTATTTTGCCGTGTAGTTGACGCGACAAGGTTTCTGGCGTGATGCCTTTTAGGGCCGCCACTTCTCTTTTCGACATGCTCGACCGAGCGATCATTGCATCAAGGTTATTCGGCATGGTCGTCATATTAAACCTCCTGGCATTGTTTGCCAACCCGTTGTCATTGAGATAAGCCCATTGGCATAATCTGTCAAGCTGTGTTACAAACACGGCCATGACACTTGAGCAATGGCGATTAAAAAAGGGCTGGTCGAAGGCTCAGCTCGCTCGGAAGTTAGGCGCGAGCCATGCGAAGGACGTGACCAGGTGGTGCATCCGCCCTGGTAGTGACGGCCAGGTGATACCTGGTCGGACCTACATGGCAAGGATCATCGAGGTCACGGGGGGCGAGGTCATGCCGAATGACTTCTACATGGCCCGTGACTGAGGACGAGCTGCAGAAACAAGTCGTTGACTGGCTGCAGCTGGCTCTGCCGCCAGGCTGTGTCTTTCATCATTCCCCAAACGAGGGCACCAGGCACGTCGCTTTCAAGCAGAAGCTCAAGCGCCTGGGCACCAGGTTTGGCTGGCCGGATCTCGAGATCTTTGTGCCGGGCGACCAGGCCATTGGCGGCGTGAGCTGCGCGATCTTCATTGAGCTCAAGCGGCCCAAGGGCGGCAGCCTGAGCGCCAACCAGAAACAGATTCGAGACGAGCTCGAAGAGGCCGGCTGCCATTGGTATCTGGCCAGGTCGGTTGACCAGGTCGCTGAGGCTTTGGACATGCACGTCCAGCTGAGGGCCTCATGGTGAGGGTTATGGTGATTCCTGGCGTCTGGGAGGAGGCCAAGGAGTGCCAGGAGTGCCAGGGCCAGGGCAGGGCGGTCTATGAGGTCGCTGTCCCTGACTACATGCGAGGCGGCTATCTCGACGAGCGAGAGATGGAGTGCCAGAGCTGCAACGGCGATGGTTTTGTGAGGTGCGATGAGTAGGCAGAAGGATGACTGGTATCCCACGCCTCCGGTGGCTACCAGGAGGCTGCTCGATCACGAGCAGTTCGATGAAGTGATTTGGGAGCCGGCAGCTGGGGATGGCGCAATAAGCCAGGTCCTTAGCATGGCTTGTTATGATGTCATCAGCTCGGATCTGAACGATTACGGATATGGCAGCTTCGGCATTGATTTCCTGCTTGAGCAGCGGCGCCAAGCCGACTGCATCGTGACTAATCCGCCTTACCGGCTCGCCGAGGAGTTCATCAAACATGCGATTTATTTGCATGTACGCAAACACGCTTGGTTGCTGCGCTTGAGCTTCCTCGAGGGGCAGAAGCGTTTTGAGCGTTTGTTCCGCAAGAATCCGCCAGCCAGGGTGCACGTCTTTTCGCAAAGACTGACAATCTGGCGTGGTGACGAGGAGGCCAGGCCTCACAGCGGAACGACGGCCTATGCCTGGTATGTGTGGGAACGGGGCTTCACGGGCTCAACCCAGCTGGGGTGGCTGTGACAAGGTCGAGAAAAATTTTGGATGAGGGGTTTTGTAATGGAGAAGTGTTGCATTTGCGGAAGGCCAGCTGATGGCGTCAAAGATGAATCGGGGGGCACAGCCTACTGCGCCGAGCACGGACTCGATTTCGTGCGTGGCCTGTGGGAGGGGCCACTTAGTCATTGCTGGGACTTGGGTCTCGTTAGCTTCGGGAGACACGGTTTGTCGAAACGACACTTGCTGGCGCGTGATGGTAAAATGGTACAAGGAGAGAAATGATGCCGAGAAAATGGACGAAGGCACAACGAGAGGCTCAGAGCCGCCGGGCGACGGCGTACTGGGCGAAGGTGAGAGCTGACAACGAGGCGAAGGAACGGGCCGCACAAGCGCGCTCGAGCTTCGAGCCGGCAGCCGAGCTGCCCTGGTGGCGCCGTGTCATGATTGCTCTCGGATTCCATCAAGGGACTTGACAGGAATGTTGGCTTCGATAAAATCGGCGCAGCCGCAGCTTAGCAAAGCGCTAAGCTATGCGCTGAGCTGAGCGCTATGCCTGAGCATAATCAAACTAATCTTATTATCTCTAACGTAGCTAAGCGGTCTAGCTTTGCTTATCGCTCAGCTATAGCACGGTCCAGGGCCAACCCGCTGGACGAGCTGCAGCGGCGCGTCATGCGCCGGCTTCGCCGGAGCTACAGCTCGGATCGATACGCGCAGCTGGTCCTCGAAGTCTCCAATCTTTCACCTTTCGACAGGCAGTTCTGGCTGCTGTCCATGCAGGAGCAGCTCAATGCGGCTAAGCATGACAGAGCTCGATGAGCTGTTCCTCGAGGCTGCAGAGACTGAGCGCAAGCTCCCGGCTGCCTTTCGCAGACAGCGCATGTCAGGCTGGCCAGACTATCCCAGGGATGGCATGGCTTACGGGTACAATGCAATGGAGGTGCCCAGGCTCAAGCCTACGGGGGAGCAGATTGATCGCTGGGAGATGGCTTTGGATCTGGCGCTTCGCTACATGGATGACGAGGATCGGCGCCTGGTCTGGGCTGTATGTCAGAGCGCTGCCTTCCGGCAGCGGGGTCCGAGGTGGTCTCGGATTGCACAAATCCTCGGGCTGAATGACCCGAGGATCGTAAAGCGTCGTTACAAGGACGCGCTGGTCAGGCTGTATTACCGGCTGTGACCTGGTCTACCGTGTCCTGGTCGGCGACGAAGTCCTCAGCTGCAGCTTGCCGAGCTGCCTCGAAGCAGAGCTTTGCTGCATTGGCCATGACGATGGTGTACGCCTCGGTGATGCCAGGGATGTCCTTGTCTGTGAGCTCGAGCTTGACGAAGCCGGCAAGGCCGCTCATCAGATCGCCATCCCAGCCACCCTGGGGCTCGTATCCGCGCTCGATGCAAGCCGTGCGGAACGCCTTGCCCAGGTCGCGGATCATGTCAAAGGCTATTTCTGTTTTCATGTTAGTCCTCCTGGTCGTGGTAAGTATCGAGCACAGACTGCAAATCGCTCTGCAGTGACACCAGAGCGGTGAGCATGGAATCGACTTCGAGAAACAGGTCTTGCTGCTCCTCGTTCCGCGACATTACATCCAGCACCCGGTAGGCGTCATCGATCAGATCCATTGCTGTGTCGATGGGCGAAGACGCTGCTGCCAGTTTCTGCAGAGCTGATTTTTGTTGAGCTATGTTTGTCATTTGCGCTTCCTCTTCTGTTTCATAACCATCTTGGCCGCTTCGAGCCGCAGCTCCTCCTCGCTGGTATTGCACCAGCGTCCAAAGCTCAGGGCTTTGACCATTGCCTTGAGCTCCCACAGTGGGCGGCGCTTGAGCCGCTCCACCTCTTTGTCGATGTCAAACACGGTGATCGCCATCAGACCACCATCGCTTTCGCCATCTTGGCTGCCGTCATCAAGCCAAGGGCGAAGCCCTTTTTCCAGGCAGGGTGGTCAGCCACGCCCCCGTACTCGCATGTCTCAGGGAACATCTCGACCGGCGTCATGCCAAAGGCGATGATGCCCTTCTGCTGATCGGTCGCTTTGGCGTATGCCTCGATCCCGCTGATCTTGCCCAAGCTCTGCTGGTGCTCGAGCTCGTCGTGGTAGAGCCGAGCGTCCCGCGCGCGTTGTTCTTCTTTGGTCATCACTGTCATGTCAGTCCTCCTCAGTGTTCGACACGGTCATGGATAGGCACGGCGCCGTAGAACGTGGCGCCCGTGATCTTCTCGACAGCCTCGGTGAACCGGCTGTCGCTGGTGCCGGCGTAGTTACCGCCGAACATGGTCCAGGTCTTGTTGGTGTACTCGTCATGCGGCACGATCTTGGCGCTGCCTCCCACGTTGCCAGGCACAAGCCAGGCTGCTGGCCGCGTGGGCGTGGGATCAAACGGGCCATCGACGTTGACCAGCGTGAGCTTGTGGACGCCGGTCTCGCAGTTAGTGACCCCGCCGTTGGTGCAGTCAGTCACCTCGAGAAAGTCGTCGTTCTCTCGGAAACTGCGGTAGACATCAACAATTATTCCCATGTCGCTTCTCCTAAGCTCTGACAAGCTCACGGTCGCCAGCTGGGAGCTCGTCCCACATGGCGCGCCGCATCTTGAATTTGACGTTGGTGATCGGTGTGCAGCACCTGACCCACTTGTGGCCAACGATGGCCCACATGAGCCTGAGCCCTGCAGCACCAGCTGGCGCCTTCATGCCCAGGTAGACCTTGAACAGCTTGGCTGTCTTCCAGGTCTTGCCTGTTGGTCGCTTGGTCTTCATCAGTCCTCCTACTTTGTTGTTGGGATCTCAGCATCTGCCCAGGTCTTGCCCCGAGCCTTCGCGGCCAGGCTGTACTGCTTGCCAGGCTCGGGCTTGTCCTCGGTCTTGGGCTTGGGCTGCCAGGGCACCAGGTAGGTGATGCCTGTCAGAGCCCCGTAGATCTCGATGATGACTTCGAGGTCATGCTTGTCGCGGTAGGCGACAGCCTCCTCCCAGATCTTGAAACGCTTGCCTTCTCGTCTTGCCATCGGCAGTCCTCCTATGTAGCCAGTGCCAAAAGTAAAGGGCCGCCCAAGGTGCAAACCCCGGCGACCCACATAAAGATCACTTCGACAGTCATTTCGTCAGTCAATCGAATCTCCTTTCACCTTGAATATAAGCACTGTGGCATCATTTGCCAAGGGCCTTGACGTGAAAATCGACAGGGCTTGCACGATTGTCGTGAAAAGCGTACAGTCTTTGCCAAGCTCGAGTTTTGCTCCCTGCAGCTCGAGCCCTTCCTCCTTCCCTTGGGGCCAGGTTCGCAACAGCCTGGCCTCATTTCTTTGGGGGCCGTATGGCTAAGCGTAAGGTTACAAAGCAGCAGCTCCAGGAGATCTGTGACCGCATTGCGGAAGGCGAAAGCCTGACCAGGATCTGCAACCACAGCGAACATCTGCCGAGCTGGCGGACCATGCTGCGCTATGTCCAGGACAACGAGGATGCCTACAGCGCATATCGAAGGGCCAGGGCTCTGCAGTGCGAGGTCATGCGTGACCAGATCCTTGACCTGGTCGAGGCTGAGCTGCCGACAGATCCAAAGCTGGCTATGGCTGAGGTGCAGCGTCGTCGCCTCGAGGCTGACCACAAGGACAAGCACATAAGGCAGATGCAGCCGCTCGGGATCAGAGACAAGGCAGACGACAAGCAGCAGACCAGCGGGGCGATCACGCTGAGCTGGCAAGGCGGGGCCGTTACTGCGGGGTGAGCAGTGTAGTGTCCTGGCTGCGTGGCAGGGCTCGCGCGCACGAGGCAGACCAGGCATGTCAACCAAGTTTCAGTTTACTCAGCGCAGCTCAGTGACCGAGCAGTGACCGAGCGGGCTGTGATGCCCGGCTCTGCTAGGTTTGGGCGCGGGATCGGCTCCCGCACCGGGGGCTTTGCCTGGCAGCCGAGGACCCCCACCACCCCCAGACCCGGCCGCCGGATCTATATACATATATAGCCTGACAGGAGCCTGTCTCTCGCATGGACATAGACCTGACCCGCCCCGTAATTTACGCAGCCGATTGCGCGCCATGTGAGCTTTGCGGAGAGCCTGTGTGCCCACGTTGCCTGGAGCACTACGCCGAGTGTCCTTGCTCCGGCCCTGACAGCTCTGACGACGATTGATGCAGATCGAGATCCCCTACGCTCCCAGGCCACTGCAGGGCCAGCTCCACGGCGAGCTCTCGAGCAAGCGCTGGGGCGTCGTTGTATGTCATCGGCGCTTTGGCAAGACGGTCATGGCGATCAACCATCTGCTGAGGGATGCGATCCTGTGCGCTGAGTCTAATCCGAGGTATGCGTACATTGCGCCCACATATCGCCAGGCCAAAGCTGTTGCCTGGGATTATCTCAAGCAGTTTGCTGGTGCGGTGCCTATGGTGCGCTTCCATGAGACCGAGCTGCGAGCGGATCTGCCGAATGGTGCGAGGATCCAGCTGTTGGGTGCTGAGAACCCTGACAGTCTTCGGGGGATTTACCTGGACGGGGCTGTCCTGGACGAGATGGCGGATATGCCGGAGAGTTTGTTTCCTGAGATCATCAGGCCGGCTCTGAGCGACCGCAAGGGCTGGGCGCTGTTCATTGGTACACCCAGGGGCCACAACGCCTTCTATGAGCTTTATACGGCTGCTGAGGGGCAGTCTGATTGGCACACAGCGATCTATCGGGCGAGTGAGACCGGGATCCTTGATGATGAGGAGCTCGAGGCAGCCAGGTCGATGATGACGGCTGACCAGTATGCTCAGGAGTATGAGTGCTCTTGGGTGGCGAATGTACCGGGGGCTGTTTTTGGCAAGGAGATGCAGGAGGCTCATGAGAAGGGCCGCATTGGTTCGGTCCCTTACGACCCGAGCTGCAGGGTGGATACCTGGTGGGATCTTGGTGTTGGCGACTCGACTGCGATCTGGTTCACGCAGTCTGTCGGCAGGGCGATCCACGTCATAGATTTTTACGAGAACAGGGGGGAGGGCCTTCCGCATTACGCGAAGGTTCTCCAGGAGAAGGACTATTTTTACGGCACCCACAACGCGCCGCACGATATTGAGGTCCGCGAGCTGGGCTCTGGCAAGAGCCGCCGCGAGACTGCCTGGGATCTAGGAATAAATTTTAGGGTAGTTCCGAAGCTGCCGCTCGAGGATGGGCTCCATGCCGCACAGATGCTGATCCCTCGGTGCTGGTTTGATTCAGAGCTCACCAAGCCGGGGCTCGAGGCGCTCAGGCAGTATCACCGGGCCTACAATGAGCGGCTTCGCAGCTTTAGGAACACGCCTGTCCATGACTGGTCGAGCCATGCTGCGGATGCTTTCCGCTATCTGGCGGTAGGGCTACGCGAGAACAACTGGTCAGACCGGCCGCCACAGATCATGGCCGACAGTAAGTACAACCCACTGGGGATGAGCTTGTAATGGGATTTTTAAGACCAAAGGTTCCAACACCTCCACCGCCTCCGCCGCCACCTCCGCCGCCCGTGGTCCCTGAGCCGACTGTCAGGCCGAATGACCCTGTCGAGGTTGCAAAGCGCAGGGCCAAGGATCCGAAGGCTGTGAGCCGGGCTAAGACCGTCAAGACCAGTGCGCGCGGCGTCATTGAGGATGCACCCCTGGAATATGCCAGCCTGATGGGCAAGGCGAAGAAGAAGGAGGCCAGCTGATGGGCGGCCCGGTAGCAGAAGACAGCGGACGCGATAACCGCGCGGCTGTCAATCAGGTCGCAGCCAGGCAGCGTCGAGCTGAGGCGAATCGCTTGCCAGGAACCCTGGGAGCCATCCAGGGCGCCATAGGTGACATGAACCGCCGGAATATTACACGAGGCCTGGAGCTCGGCGGCGAGGCTGTCAGGGATGATCGCGGCCAGGTTGTCGGCGTCATCAACACCAACAGGATGGGCGCCAGGGTTTATTCAGGCCGAGGAGAGTTCAACCCGTTTGCGCCACCCGATATGAGCAGCGACAACGATCAGCCGAGAGCAGCATCAGCTGCAGCTCCGCCTCCAGCAGCTCCGCCGCCCGCTAGTGCGCCGCCTTCATCTCCCGGCGGAGGCGCGCCAGGCTCCTCCGGCCCGGCCGCGCCGGCGGCGGACCCTGTTCAGCCTCGCTCGGTTGTCAGGGGCGCCACAGAGACCGCAGCCGCAGCCAGGGGCAGATCTAGCCCCTACAGGCAGGGCAGACGTACCAGGAGCATCCTGACGAGCTCACGCGGCGTCCTGGGCGCTGCGCCAACAGAAAAGAAACAGCTTCTAGGGAGCTAACATGGCCGTGGATGACAACGCAGCCATGCTGCTGAAACGCTTTGGCAGCCTGGAAAACCAGCGCCAAACCTGGGAAAGCCACTGGCAAGAGATTGCTGATTACGTCGTGCCGCGCAAGGCAGACGTGACAAAGGTCAGATCTCCTGGTGACAAGCGCTCCGAGCTGATCTTCGACGGCACCGCCATCCATGCGGCCGAGCTGCTCAGCGCCTCGCTGCACGGGATGCTGACCAACGCCTCGACCAGCTGGTTCTCGCTTAGCTTTGGCGACCGTGAGCTCGATGGCGATGACGAAGCCAGGGAGTGGCTGCAGTCTGTCGAAGACGTGATGTATAACAGCTTCAATCGCTCCAACTTCCAGGAGCAGATCCACGAGCTGTATCACGATCTGATTACATTCGGCACGGCCGTCATGTTCGTTGAGGCAGATGATGATTTCTCTCTGCGCTTTTCGACCAGGCACATATCCGAGTGCTATCTTTCAGAAGACCAGAATGGCCGCGTCGATACCGTCTATCGCAAGTTCAAGATGCCGGCGAGGGCCGTGATGGCGCGCTTTGGCGCTGAGAACGTCAGCCCGAAGATGCTGAAAAAAGCCGACACAGATCCTTATCAGATGATGACCCTGATCCACGCCGTCTATAAGCGCGACGAGCGGGACGTGACCAAGGTGGACAGCCAGAACAAGCCTATCGCGTCGGTCTATCTGGATCCCGAGGAGAAGATCATCATCAGCGAAGGGGGCTTTGATGAGTTCCCATATATGGCACCCAGGTTCCTCAAGAGCTCTTTCGAGATCGGATACGGCCGCAGCCCGAGCATGACAGCCCTGGCTGACATCAAGATGCTGAACAAGATGTCCGAGGTGACGATCCGCGCTGCACAGAAACAGGTGGATCCGCCGCTCCTGGTGCCAGACGACGGCTTCATCCTGCCGGTCAGGACCGTGCCAGGCGGCCTCAATTTCTATCGCAGCGGGACACGCGACCGCATCGAACCACTAAATATAGGGGCTAATAACCCTCTGGGCCTCAACATGGAGGAACAGCGCCGCCAGGCAATAAGGGCAGCCTTCTATGTCGATCAGCTGATCCTGGGCCAGGGACCGCAGATGACCGCCACCGAGGTTGTGCAGCGGACAGAAGAGAAGATGCGCCTCCTGGGCCCGGTCATGGGCCGGATGCAAGCCGAGCTGCTGCAGCCGCTTATCAGCAGGACCTACAACATCCTGGCCAGAAACAAGGCCTTTGCGCCGGCACCGGAGTTCATGCGCGACAGAAACATCGAGATCGAATATGTGAGCCCACTGGCCAAAGCACAGCGCCAGGGCGACATCCAGGCGCTGACCAGGCTGCTCGAGCTAATGATGCCGCTCACCCAGATTGACCCGTCCATCATGGACTACATCGACACAGACGGCGTCTCGAAGCACATCATCAAGGTGCTCGGCATCCCGGCAACAGCCATCAAGGGCGACCAGCAAGTTACCCAGGAACGCCAGCAGCGCGCCCAGGCACAGCAAGCCCAGGCTCAGCAGCAGCAGCTGACCGAGCAAGCCCAGGCAGCTGGGGCAGCGGCGCCGTTTATTGAGGCGACCAAGCAATGACGCCGGAAGATACCAGGGAGCTCTACAAGGAGGTCTTCACGTCAGTTCAAGGGGAGCGGATCCTCGAGGATCTGGGCGTGAGGTTTTGTGAACATTCTTCAACCTTCTCTGTAGATCCCAACGAAACAGCCTACCGTGAGGGGCAGCGCACGGTGGTTCTGTTCATCAAGTCGATGCTGCGCGACCATAAACAGCTAGAGGAAATGGCACAGAATGAGTGAAGAACAGGTAGCGGAGGTCTCCACCGAGGAGGTAGCCCCGTCTGGCACCAGCGAAGACTGGCGCTCAATGATCCCCGAGGAGATCCGGGATCACAAATCACTTTTAACCATCCAGGATGTTGGTAGCCTGGCGAAGGGCTTTGTCCACGCACAATCCATGATCGGCGCTGACAAGATTGCGCTTCCAGGTAAATCGTCCACTGCTGACGATTGGAACGCCGTCTACAGCAAGCTCGGGCGTCCAGAGGACCCTAGCGGCTACCAGATCAACTACACCCCTCCAGAGGGCGTCCAGCCGGACGACGGGGTGGTTCAGTGGTTTATGGGCGTGGCCCATGAGGCCGGGCTCAACAACGCCCAGGCGCAGACGATCATGGACGCTTATGGCGGACGGCTCGGCGAGCTCGTCGGACAGGACCAGGCACATAGCGAGCAGATCCAGGCAGACACAGAGCTCGAGCTCAAGCGCGAGTGGGGCGAGGCCTATGACGATCAGCTGGGCCTGGCCAACGCAGCGCTCGAGACTTTCGGTGAGCTTGACTTTGCAGAGACACCCATGCCGGACGGCACGATGCTGGGCGACAACCCGTCCTTCATCCGATTCCTGGCAAACATCGGATCTTTCATCCATGAGAAAGTGTCGGAGGACACGCTCGAAGGGGTGAAGATGACAGGCGGACAGACGCCTGACGAAATGCGTGAAGAGCTGGCTCAGCTGCGCGCACCTGGCACCCCGTACTGGGACAACAGGCATCCAGAGCACGACTTCCAGGTGAGGAGGGCTTACGAGATCGAAGAGAAGATCGCAGCCATCTCTGCCTAGTCTGTAACGCAGGACAAGCTCCGGCCCCTGCAAACACAGACACAAAAACCAGGACAAGCCCCAGGCCCCTGGCGGACGCAGCCGTAAACTGTACGAACCTTTCGTCCGGCGGTCGCCGGGTAGCGAGCAATCAAAACGCTAGTGTGAAAGGAGAGCAACATGAGTGCTCAAATCACCACCGCGTTTTCCCAGCAGTTTTCGACCAACGTCCAGCTCCTGTCTCAGCAGCGTGGCTCCATTCTTCGGGGCGGCGTATCTGAGGAGAGCGTCACGGGCGAAAAGGCTTTCTTCGACCAGGTCGGAGCAGCCGCTGCTGTGAAGCGCACCTCGCGCCACGGGGACACCCCCGTCGTCGAGACCCCCCATTCGAGACGAATGGTCACGATGGATTCGTATGAATGGGCTGACTTGATCGATGATGCTGACAAGGTCCGCATGTTGATCGATCCGACATCAACCTATGCCCAGGCA